CTGTTCGAAGCCGCTGATCGTCAGGCCGGTGCCGTCGCCGATCTCGGTGGCCATGGTGACGACCTGCATGTTGCCGGAGACGAAGGTGCCGTAGTTGGTCGAGTTCTGGTCCTGCGCCTCGAAGGTATTGCCGGCGCCGCTGACGTTGGCGGCCTTGACCAGCGACTCCTCGAACTCGGTCATGCCGAACATGTCGACCAGGGCGATGTAGTCACCGTTGACCGGATCGGTGCCGGAGTAGGTGACGACGGCCGGGTTGGCCTTGGTGATGCCGGTGATCGACTGCTCGGCGGCGATCGCCGACTGCATGAAGATGCGGGTGCCGGAAGGGGTGCGGGCGGTTCCCATGATGGTTTCTCCTGGTTGGTGAAGACGTTATGAAAGTCAGGTATAAGCGATGCAGGCGAAGGTGTCGCCCCACCACAGTTGCGGCTCGGCCAGGCGCAGGACGCGACCGGCCTGCCACACCGGGGCGTTGATCGCGCCGTCCGGAACCCAGCCGCGCAGCGCGGTCAAGACCTCGTCGCGGCGTGCCTGCAGGTCGTTCAGCGCGGCGGCGCCGGTGGCGTCGCGGCGGTTGGCGATGACCACCACGACCATGAAGCGGACATCGATCTGCTGCGGCGCGCCACTGATGCTGGCGACGGCCCCGGCGCGTTCATCCATCGGGACGACAAAAGCCGCCGGAAAGATGATCGCCTTGGCGGCTTCGGCGGTGGCCATGTCGGCGACAGCGCCGACCTGGCGAAAGCTGGTGAGATCTGCTTTAAGCTGGGCGACGACAGGGGCGAGATTCATCAGCCGAACCCGACCAGGCTGTCGTCGGTCACCGCGCGCGGGCTGAACTCGTAGGACACCTCGTTCCCGCCCGACTGCGCGTCGGCGGCGATCGGCGTGCCGGGCGAACCGCCCCAGGGGCAGGTCAACTGCGCCTTGCCGGCGGCGAGGGCCTCGAGCTCCTTCATGGCGTCCTTGTAGCGGCGGTAAACCTCGTTCTCGGGCGCCAGGTTGTAATGCAGGAAGTAGCGCGCCAGGTCGCAGGTGATGCGCACCAGGGCCGGCGGCGCGACGTATTCGACCGCGGTTTCCGGCGGCGTCGGCGGCTTGGCGCAGCCGGTCAGCGGCAGTTGATAGACCTGGCCGATGTAGCTATCGACCACCGCGCAGGCGTCGTCGATCTTGGCCGCCACCCGCTCGGCGTCGATGGCCTCGGGCGGAGTGTTGGCGAGGTCGGTCAGCTCGATGAGTTCCTGTTCCCCGTAGCGGGTGACCAGGTCATCCTGGGTGGCGTAGTTCATGGCGAAGGCGCCCGCGCCTCTGCCCCTCTCCCGATGGGAGAGGGGTTTTCACAGGTCGTCGCGGGTTGGTATTTGGTCATGAAGTGGATCAGGAGGTCGGATGGATGTGGTTCTGCAGCACCACCTCGATCAGGTCGCCGTCGGCGCCGGCGGCCTCGAGGGCGCGCCCGCAGTTGTCGGTGATGCTGCCGACGGCGGCCTTGCCGCTGGAGCCGGGCTTGATGAAGGCGCCGGCGGTGATCGCCGCGCCGGCCGTCACCACGGCGGAGTAGCCGGTGATGACCGAAAGCGCGTCGCCAACGGCGGCGCTGGTCTCGGAAACGCCGCAGGCGTCGGTGGACCCGCCGGCACCCGCGGTGCCGACAGCGTAGTCGCCGGCGAAGCTGATCAGGCGGTTGGCCGCCACGGCGCCGGTGGCGACGATGGTGGTGGAGTGCTGCTTGTCGTATTGCTTCATGTCTTTGCTCCTCGTAAAGAGATTCAAGCCGGGCGATCATGCGCCCGGGGGTTCGGTCAGGTGGCGAGCGAGGCCTGCTCGGCCTGGACCTTGCGGCGGGCTTCGGCGAATTCCTTGCCGGCGGCCTTGTCGGCGGCGGCGGCGGCCTTGGCCGCCTTGTCGGACTCGGCGGTATCCTCGATGGCGCCCATCGCCTTCAAGGCCTCGACGTCGTGCGGCGACAGCTCGGGCAGCGTGGCGCCGGGCGCGAACTCGGTGCGCACGCCGTTGACCGCCGCCAGCACGGTCACTTTTGCGATCAGTGCCATCTCGGCTCCTTACTTCGGGTTCTGGAAGAGGAAGGCGGCCTCGTTGTAGGCCACGTTCGCCTGGCGCTCGTAGGTCGCGCCGTAGATCCACGACTTGCTGCCGTTGTCGTAGTACGGCGATTCTGCGTAGGGGTGGCCATCGAGGACGTTGGTGAAGCCGAAGCCGGGCTCGGCCAGGCTGAGGTCACTGCCGTTGCCGCCGATGGTCGGGACATAGGCGAGGATGGCGTTGTTGCCCCAGACATCGGCGCCGACGCCGGCATCGGTCTTCCACACCGCCTCGCCGACGACGATGCTGGCGACGTTGAGGATGTTCTTGAGCTGGTCGTTGGTGGCGAAACCCTGCTGGGAGTCCGGCAGGTAGGTCTTGACCTCGGCGTTGCCGCACAGCGCAAGATAGGCGTCCGGCGACAGGGTCAGCGTGTTCGGGCGCTTGCCGATCTTCTTGCGGATGGTGTCGGAGGCGGCGCGGATGTCGGTCACCGCGGTGCCGGAAGCGTGAGACCACTTGGTTGTACCGGAAAGCGCGGTGACGTGGCCGGCGGCGTAGGTGCCGGAGGTGGTGGCCAGGGTCGCGACCTCGACCTCGTAATCGAGGGCGAGGATGTCGTTGGCGGTGACCATGGCGATGCGCGAGACATCGAGATGGTTGCCGACGTTGAGGCGGCGCGACTCGTCGGCCTCGCGGATCAGCTCGCGCGGCAGCGGGACCTCGACCGAGTACTGCTTGACGGTGTAGGTGACGCCGTCGTAGTTGATGTCGACGCGCTTGGTGGCGGCGCCCGGCGCGCGGCGCAGGTTGTACTTCTTGAGGCGCTCGTCACCGAGGCGGGCGAGGACGATTCCGGAGAGGGCCTGCGGCAGGCGCGGGAAGAGTTGCTCGGCGACGAAGCTGCCCTGACCGAGACCAAGCAGCAGGTTGGTCAGGATCGGGTTCTGCGCGAGGCGGATTTGCGAGGGGGTCATCATGGGGAAGTCCTTTCAGGGGCGATGAGGTTGGGCGGGCGGTCAGGCGGTGAAGCCGACGACCTTGTCGAGCGCCTCGGAATAGCTGACGTTGTGCTGGTGCGCATAGGCCTTGACGCGCTTGTCGATCTCGTCGTCGGAAAGGCCCTTGACCGACTCGCCGTCGCTGCCGCCGGCGGCGAACTCGCCGAAGCTGACCACGGGCCTGGCGCCGGCGATCAGGCCCTTGAGCCACTCGGCTGCGGAGACCTTCCTGACAGCGCCGCCTTCGGAGAATTCGACCGGCTGCGCATCGGCCAACTGGTCGAGGACGGCGACGGCGGTCTCCTTGTCCTTCGGCAGCAGCTTGCCGGCCTTGACCTGCGTTTCGGCAAAACTGACGTGGCCGGCGTGGCGTTCCTGACGCTGCGCTTCGGCGAACTGCGCGAGCTGCGCGTTGGCGGCCGCGGCAGCGGCTTCGGCGGTGGCCTGGGCTGCCTTGGCGGCAGCGGCGTCCGCCTCGGCTTGGGCCAGGCGGGCTTGGGTTTGCTCGTCCATCAATGTCTCCTTGGGGGCGATGGCGGTTTCGGAAAAAGAGACGGCGCCCTCGGCGTCGCCTGCGGAAAACTGGATGTCCTTGAGGCCGGCGACGGCCGGCGGCTGGGCGCCGAGAAAGGCGACGTGGCGCAGATACCAGCGGCCCGGGGTCGGGTTGCTCGGGCTGGCCGGGGCGTAGAACGAGGCGGAGCGCTTCTTGAAGCGGCCGGCCTGGACCATCTCGGCGAAAGCAGGCTCAACCTGGTGCGTGTTCATGGTGAGCACGCCAGCCGCGGCGGCGAGTCTCTTCACCCAGCCGTAGGCCGGGCGGTTGCTCGCCGGGTGGCCGACGGTCAGTGGCGCTTCGCGCAAGGACGGGTCATAGCCGGCTGCCATCGCCGCGACGTCGGCAGCTGAGAAATCGTGCGTATTGCCGGCATCGTCGACATGACGGCCCGCACGGAAGATTTCGACGGAATCGGGAAGCGTTGCGCTGTGCATTGCCGCACTCTGGCGGCTGGCGCGCGCGCGTCTGCACTAAAACATTTTGGTTTTTTCGAGGCGGTGGATTGTGGCCGGCGGCTGGCGGGTCGAATCACGGACTACAGATCACCGGTCACCACCCGCCCAAAACAGTGCACAAACCGATTTGTGCACGGATGGGCGGGGTTTTCTTCCTCTTCCCGGCATGCTGGCATGGCCAGCCGCCCGCGAAAGCGCCTGCGCGCTTTTTCAGCCGCCGCCGATGCCCAGTACGCCCTGGCGCCGGGCGAACTCCTCGGCGCGCCACTTCTTGAGGATCTGCGAGACGCGCATTTCGCTGATGCCGTGCTTGCGCGCCAGGGCGTGGCCGTTGTTGCCGCGCCATTCCTCGGCGATCTGGCGGTCGCGGGCGGAGAGCTTGGCGCCGATCCCGCGCGGCAGGTAGAACTGGCAGCCGCCGAGGGTGGCGGCGATGCGGTCGACCTGGCCGACGGCGATCTCGGCCAGGCGGTCGAGGCCGAGACGGGCGACGGCGTCGGCATCCTCGACCAGGTAGAGGTAGCTCTCCTCGACCATTTCCCGCAGGGTCGGGTGCAGGTCGCCCGGCATCGCCGCCGCGAGCGGCGCCAGCAGCCCGTTGTCGGCAGCGAAGAGATCAGGCATCGGCTTGCGTGTCGGTTGACGGGTTTTCGGGGCGCAAGAGCCAGGACTTGAGCGCCTCGACGACCTGGTGTTCCTGGGGCCAGGCCAGCCAGGCGAGCGACTCGACGCCGGTCTGGCGCCTGACGAAGCCGAGCAGGCCGGACATCTGGCGGTTGTTCACGCGCCCGGCGTCGGCGAGCTGCTGCCACAACGCCCACATCTTCTTCTGCATCGGCGCCAGCGGCGGCCGGGCCTGCTGGCCGATGCCGAGGCGGCGGAACTCGGCGAGGACGGCGTTCGCCTGCGTCAGGCTGGTGATCCGCGTCGAACTGTCGACGCCGGCGCAGCGGCGCAGGATGTCGCGGTAGGCGGCGTCATCGAGCAGGTCGTGCGCCTTGTGGCGGATGGCGCGAATGAGGCGCAGGCGGGCGGCGAGCGCGACGGCGGTCACTTGCGCACCGGCGGGATGAGGACGGAGAAAAACGCCTCGTAGTAGCCGTCGACCGCGGCGGCGATGATGGAGAGCGGCCACGGGGCGCGCGGCCAGCGCGGGGCGCGGAGGGGAACGAGCAGGCGTTTCTGGGCTGGGGTCATGATTGCTCCTGGTTGAAAGTATCTCCCGAAACCCGCGCGGGGCGCGGGCTTGAGGCGACGCTCTCGTTATCCGGCGGACGCGAAGGCGGGGTTCTGGCTTTCCTGCACCGGCGGCTTCGGGCAGAGGTCGCCGAACATCTCGCGCTCCTTCGGAGCCAGCTTGTCGCAGCGCTGCAGCGTCATGCCGCGCCGGATGGCGTTGGCCTGGTCGTGGTTGTCGGTGGCGCGATAGCTTGCCTCGAGCAAACGCCATTCGCAGAGATCGTCTTCGGCGAAGAAGCCGAGCAGGCCGCCCCAGCCGTTGCCCGAGCCGCCGGCGGTGATGCCGTTGCGGCACGATGTCGAGGTGATCGGCGACGACGCCGAAACGTCAGGGACGATGCGCCCGTTCAGGCCGGAGCCTGCGCCGCCGCCATTGACGACGACCTGGCCGCCGGTCGCCGTGGCGCTGCCGCCGGAAGCACTGGCGTTGCCGCCCGCGCCGCCGGCTGCGTTACCCCCGGCGCCGCCCGCGGCGTTGCCGCCGCTTGCGCTCGACGCCGAGCGGGCGGCGGCCAGCGACTGCGCGCGGGCTTCCGCCCGGGCCGACTGGCTGACGCTGACGTCGACCGGCTGCGATGCGGTCTTGCCCGGCTTGTCCGGGCGCCTGCCGTGGTTTTCGTGGCCGGGGTGGCCTTCGGTGGCGAGGGCGGCGGTTGACAGGACGAGGGCGGCGAGGATTGCGAGTTTCTTCATTTCATTCTCCCGATGAAAGCGGATGGTTGATGGGGGATGGTTCAGGCGACGGCGTCCTTGAGCGCCTTGGCGACGCGGAACTTGACGACCTGCTTCGCGGCGACGGTGAAGGTCGACCCGGTGGTCGGGTTGCGCGCGGTGCGGGCTGCCTTGCGCACGGTGACCAGCTTGCCGATACCGGGCAGCGTCACCTCGCCGCCGTCGGCCAGCACGTCGCGGACGACGTCGCCGGCGGTTTTCAGGGCATGCTCGACCTCGCGGCGGGTGAGGCCGGAGACTTCGACGACCTTGGCGATGAGTTCTGATTGGTTCATGGGTTTGCCTCCTTGGGCGGTTGGAAAAACGTTAAAGGTCCGGGTTGACCGGGATGAATCCGTCGCAGCGGTCGGCGCCCGGTTCGATGCGGGACTCCCAGGCGGCGTAGAGCACGCGGTTGGTGTCATGGGGCACGTCGAGGGCACGCCGGCAGCGGCTGCCGGACGGGCATTGGCGGTCGCGGTTGAGGCAACGGGCGACGTCGGCGGGGAGCTTGGTCATGCCGCCTCCACCGGGATCTGGTACGTGAATTCGCCGACCGCGCACAGGCGCGGCGAGGCGAGCAGCGTGCCGTCCTGCGGGTCGCTGGCAATGGCGACATGGCGCAGGCATTCGCCGCGTGCCTCGCACCACAGCGGCTTGCGGCTGCCAGCGCCTGGCCAGATGCCGTGGGCGAGGCAACGGGCGACGTCGGCGGGGAGCTTGGTCATTGTTTCGCCTCCCAGTGGTTGCAGGTCGCCGATGGCTGCGTCGGCTGACCGTGTTCGCCGGGCAGCGCCGGGTTGTTGCAGGTCGGCCAGAGGTGCCCGAACGAGTCGGTTTCCCGGGTTTTGATCATGCGCATCTCGAAATGCCGGCAGGCGCTGCATTGACGCCCGTACCAGAAGGTCTTGGCTTCGTAGACGCTTTTCCAGCCCACGCCGGCGCTGGCGATGACATCGAACTGGCTGTCGGGCTTCGCGCTCACGCCGCCACCTCCGCCAGCTCCGCTTCGAACGGCACCACGACGAAGGCTTCGCTCTGGCCGATGCGCAGGCCGGCGATGCCGGCGGCAGCGTCCGGGTCGGCCTTGATCGCGTCGCGGTTCAGCGTCGGCGTGTAGCGCACGAACTCGCGGTGGCCGGCGGCTTCGCAGGCGGCGATGACGTTTTCCTCGGTGTCGACGAGGCGCACCGACGGCGGATTCATGCGCCACACCAGTTCGCCGGTGGTGAGGGCGACGGTCTTGACCTTGTAGTTGTTGGTCAGCGCCGCCCGGTTGGCCTCGGCGAAGACGCGCAGGCCCTCGGTGCGCGCCTCGATCTCGCGCCGGAAGGGCTCGGCCTCGCGCTCGTAGGCCTCCTTGATCTCGGCGAGGGCGTCGTTCATCTCGGCGCTGATGCGCTGCAGGTTGCGGCTGGCGGCGCCGACCGCGGCGATCGCGGCGGCGGCGGCTTCGCGGTTCTGCGGGACGTCGACCGTGACGGCGGCGGCCTTGATGCGGGTCTTGCTGGTCTTTGCCATGAGAGGGCTCCTAAAGCTGGCAGTAGGTGATGAGGGAACGGCGGCGGGCGAGCGGGCCGGCGGGGTCGACCAGGGCGCGGCCGGCGTCGGTGAGATACACCTTCTCGCCCTTGCGCCCGTTGGGCGGGGTGACGATCAGCCCGGCGCGGCGCAGGGCGCACATCGCCTGCGACGGCGACGGGCGGAAGCGCTCGTAGAGCTGATCGCTGGTCAGCCCGCCGGGGGCGCGCAGGGCGAGAAGGATGCGGTGATCGAGCGAGCCGACGACGATGCCGCCGCGGCGCTCGGGTCGGGTGACGACCCGTTCCGGATGGTCGCGCCTCATGCGGCCTCCGCGAACAGGCCGAGGAAGCGGCGCAGCTTGTGCAGCACGTCCTTGCTCAGCGTGACGTTGCCCTGGTCGGTGTACATGTCGAGCCCGCCGCTGCTGAAGATGGCGAACTCGACCTGCTCCGGGTCGTTGAGCTCGATGTCTTCGACAAGCGGAACGAAGTTGGGCAACCTTTCCGCGTAGGGTTGCACGCCCGCCGCGGTCGTCTCCGGCCCGGCGTCGCGCTGCCGCGCATTGTCGACGCTGTCGGCCGCAGTCAGATCCACGCTCTGCGCCGCCTCGAGGTCGAAGTCGAGCATCCCGGCGTAATCGCGGGCGTGCTTCTCGACCTCAGCCTCGGGAACCCCAGGCGCCTCCGCGACCGCCGGTTCATCGGCGCTTTCCGGCGCGCCATCAAGATACCGGCTGGCGACCAGCTGTCCTTTGCGCGGCCTGCGCACGACAGCGCCCGGCTCTCTGGTCAAAGACTTGAGGTGATTGAAGATGGTCTGGTCGCTCACGGCGAGCAAGCTGGACAGCGCGATGGGGGTCGTCCCATCCGGCCCGGCAGCGCAGATCGCGTCAAACACATCGCTTGTGGTTGTCTTGTTTCTCGGCATTGGTGTCTGTTCCTTCGGTTCGGCTGGCGTCCTGGCCAGCAGGGGATTGACGGGCGGGCAGGCGGCGCGGCCGGCTGGGGTGATGCGGAATTCCCCGCCGACCTTTTCGGCCAGGCCAGCGCGGGCGAGGCTGTAAAGCTCCATCGTGCCGCTGGCCCAGCGCTGTTCGGCCTGCTCATGCGCCAGCGGACCGGCGCGCAGCGCCCGCAGGGCGCGGGTTTCGTTCGCGGTCAGTGCCATGTTCCAGCGATCCTCCAGGCGTGGCTCCATGGGAAGCCAAGGCGATACCAGAGGTCCCAGGCGTGGGCGGTGCGGCCGGAGAAGCGGCGGACGCGGCGGGCGGCGTTGCGGACGACGCTCATGACAATTCCTCCCAGCGGATTTCGCACTGGTAGCGGACCGCCACCCAGTCGTAGACGATGCGCCCGAGCAGCGGGTCCCAGTGCTGCCCGGCGCTGCTGGCGTCGTCCTTGAGCAGGACGTGCAGGTAGGGCGAGGCGACGACGGTGATGCGCGGCTTGAAACGCCCACGCCGGAGGTCGGCGCCGATGATGGCGATGCCGCTGGCGATCAGCCAGTGCACGCACGCCTTCAGGTTGTCGATGTGGGCGTCGATGTCCGCCAGGGCGGCGGCGCGGGCGGCCTCGGAGGCGCGCCAGTCGGCGTGGGCGGGGGTGGCGGCGAGGGCGGCGCTCATCTCAGCACCCCCCGATCACTTGCGCGTCGACCCTGGGCCAGCCGGCCGCGGCGGCGGCGTTCATGGCGCGGGTCACGAGGTTGTTGACGACGAGCGGGTAGCACAGGCTGCGCGCGTCGCCGGGCTTGCCGCCCCTGGGCAGATGCACCAGGCGGGCGCGCAGGGCGTCGCAGGCGTCGGCGGCGAGGACATCGTCGACGCGGATCGCCATGCGCTCGAACTTGTGGCGGATGTAGCCCTCGAGATCGTTGTCGAGCGGCAGCAGCTCGACCAGTTCACAGCGCTGGACGACCTCGCGCACTTCCGGGTTCTTGTCGGAGAGGCGGTTGCGCAGCTCGGGCTGGCCGACCAGGCAGACGCCGAGCAGGCGGCCAAGCCCTTGCTTGAGTTCGATGAAGCGCTTGAGGTGCTTGAGGGTGGCGACGGGCAGGCAGTGCGCCTCCTCGATCGCCAGCAGGTGGCTGTAGCCGGCGCCGCGGCTGGCCTTGAGCAGGTCATGCACCTGGCGGAAGCGGGCCTCGGGCGTGCGCTTGAGGGTGCCGGCGGGGTCGAGGGTGCGGACGATGGCCTCGGCGATCTGCCCGCTCTTGAGGGTGCGGCCCTTGGTGTCGTTCTCCTCCATGGCCAGCACGTAGGGGCGGATGATCACCACCTGGCGCCCCTCGTCGGCGATGCGCTCCTCGAGCTCCTCGAGCAGCGTGCTCTTGCCGGCGCCGGATTCGCCGACGATGCCGATGAAGCCGTGATTGAGGGCGGCGTCGAGCAGCGCGGCGCGGACGTAGCGGATGTTGCCGCTGGCGAAGACGTCGGCGCGGGTGCGCACGTCGTCGACGAAGGGGCTGCGGGCCAGGCCGAAGTGGGCGCGGGCGGCTTGGGTCAGGGTTTCATTTCGTAGTAACATGGATTCCTCCTCGGTTTCATCGGTTGGAACTTCAGGATCGGCCCCGGCGTGTTGCTGCACGTCCGGGGCTTTTTCTTTGCGCTGCGGAAAAACGGCTTGCGCGTCGGCGACGGGGACGCCGCGACCTTCCAGGAAGGCGGCGACGCGCTCCCGGGCCTGCGGATCGCGGCGCGGCCATTCGCCGCGGGCGAGCAGGCGCCAGACGCTGGCGCGCGAGAGGGCGGCGCCGGCGGCGAGTGCGGCCTTGCTGACCTGGTGCTGTTCGAGCAGGCGGGCGAGGGTCATCGCGTTCCCCTTCACTGGCCGACGACGCGCAGGCCGGCGCGGGTGACGAGACGCTGGCGCAGGGCGTCAAGCTCGGCCTCGGGCACGCCGCCGGGATACCAGCCGGCAACCTGGCGGTTCTTGTCCGGGTCCATGGCGACGCCGAGGCGCGAGAGTTCGGCGGCGGCCTCGAACAGGCTGAGGATGCGTTCCGGGGCGGCGGCGCGGGTGGCGACGTCGAGGGCGGTGCCGCGACGCGGCAGGAAGGCCGGCAGATCGGCGTCGGCGGCCGGCTTCATCGGATCGATGCGGCCGGCGAATGGCAGCGCCTTGGCCTTCTTCGCGGCTTCGGCCTCGGCCAGGGTGGCGACGCCATAGGTGGCGAGTTCGACGGCGCGGCGGTTGGCGTCGGCCTCGGTGTCGACCGGCTTGCGGTAGTCCTTGCCGATGACGTTGGCGGTGCTGGCGAAGCCGGCGTCGTCCTTGACGACGAGCGGGGCGGCGAGCAGCAGCTCGTTGCCGTCGGCGTCGGCGTCGACGATGAACACGGTGTCGAGCTGATAGGGGTTCCAGGTGACCTTGAGCTTCTCGCCGACGATGACGCGCGGCACGGCGGAGACGTCCCATTCCTTGCCGGCGAAGGAAACGCGCAGGAAGTCACTGACCTGGCGCAGCTCGGGCTCGTGGGTGAGCAGGGCCCGGCAGAGGTCGGCGGGCGGCGCCAGGCGCAGCTGCTGCTCGGTGATGGTCATCCACTGTTCGGCGCGGGTCTTGCCGTGGCGGCTGTGGGTGCGGCTGGCGTTGTACCAGGTGGCCCACTGACGGGCGCGGGCGTTGAGTTCGGCGAGGTCGCGCACCGGCTGGAAGCGCAGCCCGGATTCGAAGCCGCGCTCGATCAGGTTGCGCGCCTGCTCGACCTGGCCGGTGGCGCGGGCGTTGCCGACGGCGTGCGGGAGCAGCTCGACGCCGAGGCGGCGGGCGAGGTTCTTGAAGAGGCCGCTGGTGTTGGCGCTGCCCATGTCCATCATCAGCAGGAAGGGAACGCCGTGGAAGGGATCGCCGGGGCGCGGCTGAATCGCCTGGGTGAAGCTCTCGGCGAGGTTGACGCCGGATTCGGCGCCCTGGACGTAATGGACGAAGAGCGCGCCGCTGTAGTGGTCGGTGATCTCGTAGGACCAGACGCGGTCGGCGGCGATCGCCTTCACGTGCGCCGGCTTGTTCTTGTAGAAGCGGCTGTACTCCATGACCTGGAGGCCGGACTCCTTCTCGTTGTCGGTCTTGAGGTAGTAGAGGACGCAGAGGCTGGCGTCGATCTGCCAGACATGGTTGGGGTGGAGGCTCTTCAACTGGATGGCGGGGGCCGGGGCCAGCAGCTGGTCGGGATGCACGCGGTGGGTGCGCAGGGCGCGGATGATGGTGCTGGTGGCCAGGGTGAAGACCTCGCCGGTCTCGGGATCGACGCGGTCGCAGCGGATTTCGCCGTTGGCGCGCATGAGCTCGACGGCATCCTCGATCGAGAGCAGGCGCTTCGTCGCGCTCTTGCGCAGCGAGGCCATCAGCGCGGCGCTGACGGTGACGGCCTCCTCACGGGTGACGGTGGTGGTTCCGGCATCGCTGCGCTGTTTGCGTTCGGGTTTCACGGTGACTTCTTTCAGGTGGCGGAGCAGCGTGGCGCGGCTGAGGCCGAGTTCGCTGCAGGCTTCGTGGTAGATCGGTTCCTTCTGGCCGTGGCCGGCGCCGGCGACGCGCGCGGCGATGTGCACGAGGCGCTCGGTGAGGGCGGCGCTGCGCGGAGCCACGGTTCAGTTCGCGGCGAAGTTCTTGAAGGCCGGGTCGGTGACCCACTCCGGAATCAGCGCCGGCAGCACGTCGGGGATGCCCAGGCTGTCGCGGATGGCGTCGAGCTC